CAAGAAGGCACTGCGTCAGGCTAAGTACGGCGCCAAGGACCTAGACTCTGACCCAATGCGTAACCGTTCACACAAGCCTGAGTCAGAGTGGGCCACTAAAGATCTCGTCGCAGAGTTTGGATCACTGCTTAATAAGAGCGATGCTCGTGATGTCCCTATGCAGATTAACACTCAGCAACTTGCTATCTGGATCAACAAGATGGTTAGCGAAGGCGTAACTAGACAACAGATGCTTCTAGCTATTAGAATGTTCTTTGAGGACCCACGCAATCTTAACGATGCTGGTGTGGGTGTTCAGATCTGGCGTAGGTTCATAGCCTACTACCCAACAGCACACGGCTTAGTTACTCGGGAAGAACTTCCAGCATCCTATGTGGATGAAGAGTTCAAGGCTCAACAGGATAAGATGCTCAGACTACTAGGAGGCAAGTAATGTACGACCTGAATAAGATCGCACCTACCATCCGTCACCGGATCTTGCGTGCCAACCTCCCTATGAAGTCACTAGGTATGGAGCTCTCAGACCTCAGTAACGGCCCTGCAGTGGAGAAGGTTCAAATCTGGATGGATCAGGTTAGATCTGGGATGGTCATTAAAAGCCCTGGAAGCCCCTCTAGCGGGCTCGGACTACTACTAGTAGGGTTACCAGGTCACGGCAAGACGACCCTAGCCTCTGTGGCGATACAGGAGCTTATTCGGACGATGCCGTTTGACATGGAACAGCCTGGTTTATTCCTGGACTACCCAAAGTTCCTGCGCCTTGAGAAGAGTGCCTTCTCTGACGACAGCCTAGCCGATGAATTGAAGAGAATCTACGGAGATGATCGTCATTCGATACCGCTCTTTATCTTAGATGACCTAGGTAAAGAATATAAAACACAAGCAGGGTGGGCAGAGAATGTTTTCGATGCGTTGATCCGTGCAAGGTTTAACTCAGGTCTTCCAACAATTATTACAACGAATGTGCGTACAGACAGCTGGAGACGTACGTATGGTGAACCAATGGCAAGCTTTGCCCATGAAGCATTCATGTGGATTGAGGTAGAATCAGAGAATGGAGACTTACGAAAATGAAAATACCTGACATGTATTGGATGATCACGCAGCTTTTCTTATCTGACACTGGTGTGCACGAAGTGCATGTCCATCAGAGCACACACAAGCTGCGTTGCAACTGCCCTGGGTATACCACACGCAGTCAATGTAAGCATACTCGTTTTGTAAAAGAGAAGATGGCAAACAACGGTGGCACCTATCCTGTAGAAATCTCAAACAAAGTTGATCGTTACAAGAGTGAGATGGCTGCTGAGGATCCAGTGGCTTTCCGAGAACTACTGGTGAACTACGGCAAGATCGTAGCACTGTAAGAATGCGCGGGGGCGATATTTCTAACGAGATACCTATGAGGGTAATCGTAACCTTAGACTGCATACTTGCTAGGGAACTAAAGTTTAATAGGGTGCTTGGTATTCAAGTTCCTTACGAAGAAGTTACTTACAGCCGTCAAGCTTTATCAAGTTTCTGGCGGTTCAGAGATAAGAATGAGTACACCCTAGAGCTAGTAGGGTTTGAACATTCTCAAGAACAGATGGACAATGTGTTAGAGGATCTAGACAACCTAGGTACTAACCCATTTAATTATTCAAAAGCTTATCCGGTAGTTGCTGATCTTGTAGCAGAGCTTCCGTACAGGCCAGAAATAAAATATGTAATTGATGTCAGCTCTCGTGGTATGCGCTACGGGCACTGGTTTCTAGACGAGGGAGCAATGCATGGCAGCAAATAATGAAGAGCGCTTGCTCTCCAAAGCCATACGCAGTAGGGATATCAGACCCCTTATTGAGTACGGTGTACAGGAGGACTGGTTCTTTAATGATCTCAACCGACAGGTGTGGAAGTTCGTTGCTAAGCATAACGAGAAGTATGGTGAAGTACCTACTGCCGTTACTGTAAAGGAAAACTTCCCTACCTATACGCTGCATGCCGTAGAAGATAACATTGAGTATCTCTTGGATCAGTTGGTAGAGTACCGCAAACGTCAGAAGACTATTGACACTCTGCTAGAGGCACAACAGGCTGTACAGCTAGGTGATCACAACGCCGCTATCCAGACTATGAGTTCTGCGGTTCAGTCACTTCTCAATGACAACACCAGAGAATCTAACGATGAGAACCTAAGCGATAACCCACTGCAACGTTACGATGAGTACTTAAGTATTAAGACTCGCCCTAACGGTTTGCTTGGCATCTCTACTGGTTTTAAAACTATCGATGACATTACTGCTGGATTACTTAGTCAACAGCTGTGGACTATAGTGGCCCCGCCTAAGACAGGTAAGTCTGTATTGGCTATGCAGATGGCTATCCGTGCACAGGATGAAAACCTTAAGGTTATGTTCCAGTCGTTTGAGATGACTGCACGAGAAATGAAAACTCGTTACGATGCTATGCGTGCACACATATCACACGGTCGTCTGATCCGTGGAGCACTTAACACAGATGAAGAGAAGCGTTACATGGTTCATCTAAGTGAGCTCCGTCAAGAGTTCTGGATGCCAGACAACATTGCTGCTAGAACCATTACTGGTCTGTCTGCAAAGATCGAGAAGTTCAAACCGGATATCGTATTCGTTGACGGTATGTACCTGATGATGGATGAAGAGACCGGCGAGACTGAAAGCGAAAGATCACTACGTAGTCTTACTCGTAACATGAAGCGTGTAGCTCAGCGTTACGATGTACCTGTTGTAGTGAGTACTCAAGCACTGCGTTCTAAAATGCGTGGCGGAAAAGTAACAGCGGATTCTATTGGCTATACATCTTCCTTCTTGCAGGACTCAGACATTGTGCTAGCACTACAGCGACAGGATGAGGAAGATGATTCATCTAGATCTTTAACTGTTGCAGCAAGTCGTATTTCAGGTATGGGTTCAACAGATCTCATGTGGGATTGGGAGGAGGGTCGTTTTGAAGAGTATGCAGCTTTCAGTGGCATCAAGTCCGTTTGATGGTACACAACTTTGTGCCTCATACAATACTGATATCTTCTATCCAGAAGACTATGAGGAGGCCAGCGTTGCACAGGCCAAGACTATCTGCAACGATTGTTGGATTAAAGACAAGTGCTTAGCATTTGCTTTAAGTACTAATGAAAAGGAAGGCGTATGGGGTGGAACCACCCCTATAGAGCGCAAACGTATTCGCAGAAGGGTTAAATAAATGTACGAACAACGAGAGGATGTACACATGGATCTCAGAGGAGAACCGGTACACATTTGTGTATGTGGATCACGCTTATGGAATATCCAGGCAATGTTTGAAGACTTCGAAATCTCAATGTATTTTACAGAGATGCAGTGTGCAAACTGTGGAAGCTTAGCAACAGCTCCTACACTAGTTGACGCACCCGGCTTTACTCCGTAGGACTAATGTACGCCGAGGGTTCAGTAGAAGGTGTCTTATCTAATCTAGGTATTGAGGTTACGCAACGCGGGGATGAACTCCTCGGGTTGTGCCCAATGCACCTAGAGCGCACAGGCCGGGAGGATAACAATCCCTCCTGGTCTATGAATGCTGAGACTGGTGTCCACCACTGTTTTTCTTGTGGGTACAAGGGCACCCTACTAACTCTTGTCGGAGAGATCAAAGAGTTTACAACTACATGGGGTCGTGTTGACTTTGATGCAGCCAAGGATTGGTTGCGTAACAATGTTGAGGTTAACTTTGATTTCCTTGCTAAGCAGTTAGAAGAGGCACGCAACAGTTACATTCCTATCCCAGCACCTGTGGGTATGAGTGAGGCACGTCTGGCGATTTTCGACGTAGCTATACCTGATTGGGCTTTATCTGCTAGGGGTTTATCACAAGAAGCCTGTGTACTTCACGGCGTCAAGTGGAACCCAACTAGAAACTCTTGGATCACTCCTATCAGAAACCCACTGGGCTTCAAGCTTATGGGTTGGCAAGAGAAGAGTCAGACAGAGCGCTTCTTCCGTAACCGACCTACAGGTGTAGCCAAGTCAAAGACATTGTTTGGTCTTGATGTATTTAAGAAGGGCACAATGATTGTTGTTGAGTCTCCTCTAGATGCAGTCAAGCTCTCATCAATGGGAGTATTTGGTGCGGTGTCAACTTTTGGTGCATCGATCAGTGATGATCAACTACAGCTCATGAAGGTAGCAGACAAGCTTATCTTTGCTATGGATAATGATGCTCCCGGCAAGAAAGCCTCGGCAGATATGCTTGAGCGCACACGTAAAGAAGGTATGGAGTGCTGGTTCTTGAACTATCAAGGTAGCGAGTACAAAGATATCGGAGACATGCCAGAACATT